TCGTACCACCACCGCCAGTACCACCATTACCACCACCGCCGCCACCACCTGAGATAAATGAGCCTGAAGCCATGTTGATTGTAATGTTACCAGATGAGACAGTCATAGCGTTGCCTCCGTTTCCGCCAGGTGCAGAACCACTTGTTCCTTGGAATTTACCTGCAAGGTCAATAATTAAAGTACCACCCATACTTGCTGGGGCAGTTACAATCCCCATAACAACATTAGCGGCTACAGTATATCTCTTGGCTTCATCGGCAGCCCAACTGCCGGCAGTATTATTATCAAATAACGTTTTTAAATTAGCACTTGATGCCGCAGAAGCATTTATGCCTATCTCACTAGATTTACCAAATCCATCGGACATATCAATAGCACCAGAGCCAATACCAAACAATCCACGCACAGCACTGCCGCCCATGTTAATAGCGTCAGTACCTGTATTACCAAGTTCTACATTTACTTGCTGTAAGGAAATTGAATTTCCTGCGTCGGGTAATGCCATGTTTTATTTACCTTCTAATACTTTAATATAGCGGCTACTTGTATATCGCTCTGAGGCTGTCACTAAGTATATGCTCCATTAATAGTTCCAGAGTTTGTACCAAGGATTGTGTAAGCTGAAACAGTTGAGAAAGTTACAGCTCGCCCAGCAGCACCACCTGAACCACCGGCACCTCCGCCTCCGTAATTTCCGCTACCGCCACCGTTACCATTTGCACCAGCCGCTCCAAAGGAAGTAGCACCGTTTCCTCCTGAACCACCTCCACCAGAGTTCGAATGAGTACCTCCAGAACCGCCAGAACCATTTGTCTGTGATTGATTGTAGCCAATTCCTACACCACCAGCTCCACCAGCTCCACCAGCGGGGTAGTAAAGATTACCACCTCCAAGTCTTTCCCCTATTCCGCCTTGGCCACCACCACCACCTCCGCCGCCACCACCTGAGAGGGTGGAGCCTGAAAGCATGTTAATTGTAAGTCCAGTAGATTGGACTGCCATGGCTGTGCCGCCAGCACCTCCAGCGCCACCAGCTACTCCAGGACCACCGCCAGCACCAGAGGCACCTGCAGAACCACCTGTCCCTTGGATGTTACCAGAGTTGTTTATAACTAAAGTTCCACCCATACTAGCTGGGGCAGTTAGAATACCCATAGTAGTGCTAGCACCTATAGTATATACCTTGGCGATATCGCCTGCCCAACTGCCAGCAGTATTATTATCGAATAGTGTTTTTAAATTAGCACTTGCTGCCGCAGAAGCAGTTAAGCCTATCTCGTTAGATTGACCAAATCCATCAGACATATCAATAGCACCATTTGCAACACCAAATAAGCCACGTACAGCATCGCTGCCCATATTTATTGTGTCAGTAGCTGTTTCACCAAGTTCTACGTTTACTTGTTGTAGGGAAATTGAATTGCCAGCATCGGGTAATGCCATTTTTTATTTTCCTTCTAATTCTTTAACTTTAGCTGAAAGTTCTTTAATAGCTTCAATTAAGTAGCCTGTAATATTACCGTAATTAACACTTAGCGTACCCATTTCATCTTCTGCTGTGAGTACAAGTTCTGGTGCAATCTTCTGCAATTCTTGTGCAATAACACCTGTAGAATCTTTACCTGTTTCATTACGCACATAATGTACGCCTCGCATCTCTGTTACTTTAGCTAAAGCATCTGGAACTGTTCTAATATTAGATTTCAGACGCTCATCAGAGAAAGCAGTAACATCGTTATTGAATGTTGCCGCACCAGCCGCTGACATATCAAGAGTAAGAGCAGTAATACCTGAACCACCGTCATTACCTTGGAATATCATATCTTTATCAGACACAATAGACTTAAACGTTAAGTTACTTGAAGCAAGATTTATATTACCTTCATGTGTACCAGCAGATTTTAATAAGATATCATCACCAGCAGCATCAAGGATAAGGTCTCCTGCAACGTCAATAGTAAAATCACCTGTATCTGTTATTGATCCGTCTAATATAACCGTACCGCCACGGGTAAGATTGCCGCCAGCCGTAATCGCACCTGTAGCAACTGTACCCGTTGTTGTAATTGTTGAAGAGCCGTTGTTTATAGTACCAAACCCAGATGTAATAGTTCCTGAGTTCAATGCACCAGTAGTAACAATATTACCGCCACCCACACTTTCCGCTGCCATATAAGCAGAGACAGTTTGAACAGTAGTCATACGCATAGTACCAGCATCATTAATAAGGATACCATCTCCATCAGCTACTGCAGTTGTGCCTCTGGCAGTACCGCCATCTATTAAGTTTAACTCAGCAGTTGTTACTGAAGCACCATCAAGTATTTCTAGTTCTGCCTCTGAAATAGTAGCACTACCAAATATTAAGTTACCAGCAAACGTTGTTGTTCCACTAATTTCTACATTACCATTAATGTCTATCAATGTACTATTTAATTCTATTTCATCATCAGCATTAATGTCTAAATCACCATCTGCCGGTGAACCGATATTAATCGCAGAATCTCTAAATTGAACAACCATCGCTGCATTTAGTAATAGTCCTGTATTATGCACGTGAGTTAATGTAACATCGTCATTTGCACCAAACGAAAGTATAGCACCATCGTGCTGAAGTTCTAAATCTTGTGTTAAGGTAACATCTCCATCTGAACCAATTGAGATTGCATCAACATCAGATGCAGAACCAATAGTACCACCATCTTTAATAATAATATCATCTTTAAATGTTACGATACCGCCAGATGAAATTGTTATTGCATCATTTACAGAAGCAACACCAATCGTACCGCCATCTTTAATCATAAAGTCATCAGCAATTGTTAATAGACCCGCTGAGCTTAATGTCATTTTAGCAGTTGCACTTGAAGCAGCAGTTTCTGATACACCAGTTGTAAACACAAGTTTAGTTGCGTTAGCAGATGCAGAGAATGTTCCCTCAGCAATCGCATGGATACCAGCAGCAACAGTAGCACCGTCAGTTCCATCAGAGTCACCGGCAGCAAATTCAATTGAACCAATGACTTCATTCGCAACAATCACATCTTCTTCAGATTTTAACTGTAATACGATAGGTGTATTATCACCAGCAGCAGTATGTGTTAGTGTAAGTCCTACGTTATGAACGTGTGTTAATGTAACTTCTGAGTTAGCACCAAAATGCATAACCGCACCGTCACTTAACATAATGATATCGTCACCAATAACAGCGTCTAGAGCAACTGATAAACCACCGTCTGTTTGTAGTGAACCATCGGTTGTACTTGTTGCTGCAGTTGTATCGTCAGTTTTAAGAATACCGCTAAATGTTCCGGTTGTTGCAGACAATGTACTTGCACCAACGATTGTACCACTCACATCTAAGTTACCATTAACATCAATTAGTGTTGAGTTAAGTTCTATTTCATCATCGGCATTTATATCTAAGTCACCATCAGCATCTGATCTAATGTTTATTGCACTATCTCTAAACTGAAGTTGCATATCAGTATTAAGCAATAACCCGTCATTATGGACATGCGTTAAAGTAACTTCTGCATCAGCACCGAATGATAATACCGCAGCATCAGATAATAGTTTGACATCATCACCTGCAACTACGTCTTTAGCTACACTTAATCCACCATCAGTTTGTAGTGAACCGTCTGTAGTAGAAGTTGCTTCGGTAGTATCATCAGTTTTTAGAATACCGCTCGCAGTCAAAGCTGCAGTTGATCCGGCACCTGTAATAGTAAGATTTCTTATACCTGTATAATCTTTATTTGAATCTAGTATAACTGCTTTACTTGCAATTGCATTACCTACAGCAGTGCTACCTAAGTCTAGTGCATTGATCTCACCTACAACAACAGTTGCACCGTCTAGTATATTAAGCTCTTCTGGAGTTGAAGTAATTGCCGTTGCCGAAACAGCAGCAAGGACAGGTAGAGTACCTCCAACATTAGGTAATGATATAGTTCTATCACCAGTAGCATCTATAGTTGTTAATGTAGTTTCGTGTGCATCAGCAGTTGAACCTTCGAATACAACAGCATTACTAGCATTCATTGTTACAGAGTCAGTAATTGTTTGTGTTCCTGATACAACGATATTAGTAACAGACAGTGTACCTGTACTTGGATTATAT